ACTCTTATCTGCTGAGTGGCTTTTGCATCTTTCTTGCTGTTCTGGAAACAGCCCATGCTTAGGTTCACTGCTGAGAAGGTTGACTTCATCGTTGGTACTGACACACCTGCCTGCGTAGCTGTCTTGAGCTTGCTGTCAAATGTTTCACCAGTACCATCGTACAAGTTGTCTTCTACGGTGTGAGTTACACCTAGATCTTCATACTCTGACATTATAGTTCTCCTTTGTCGCCCAGATGATTAAGTAACGCTTCGTGTACGTCTGGGTGCATACTCGCCGCGATAAACCTTGCCCGATTAAAGGCACGGTTAAACGTCCCAATTTCTTTAGCCACACTCTTGATGACACCCAAGCTTGCCTTGGACGCGAAGAGTGCTCTGGCTACTGCTTCAAAATGTTTTCTAGTCACTGATCCTCCACTTACCCTTGTACCGCACGTAGGGCTTGAAGTTTTGTTCAGCCTCGCGGTGCGTAAGAGTAAAGTTGCGCTTGGGGTATAGCTGAGTGAAGTGTACGAGTTTAGGCCCACGCTTCTTGAGCAAGCAGGCTTTATATCCATCCTCGCCCCTGTGTACCTCTCCCACTGCTTCGCCATGCTTTTTGACCCAAGCTGGTTTGATTTCTTTAGGTATCTTCACCTATCCCCCAAATACTTGTCGGTAAAGTCGATCTGTTATGTCTCTCCTCCTACGAGGTATCTCTGTGTAGGCTTCTATATCTAACCTGCTCGCAAAGAGACCCTCAAACCGATGCTTCATGTATTCGTCCCGATCTACGATTACCCATGAATGCCAACGGATATCTGAATATGTGTCATACAGATTGTGCTCTATGCTGCCTGTGTAGTCGGTAGCATCTGCAACCACTCGGTGCTGAAAGAGAGTGCCTCTTATAGCTAACTCGATAATGACCTCTTCCCAGAGTATCGGGTTTGCCATATCCACAACCTCGCCTGTTACGGGCTTCCTCACAAACCGATCCTCACATAGAGGGCCGTCATACATATGTGCGTAAGACTGCGACACCGCTTTGATATCTTTCAGACTCTCCATTCTCGTATTACCTACGAACCCCACCACGTTCAGTGTGCTAACATCACCGCTCAATATGTCGGGTACACAACCGCTAACGCTCGTACCTACATATGCTTGGTTTGGCTCCAACCTTACAAACTTTCTTTTGTTCAACACTCTCACTCTTACCTCCCGATATATTCAATGTCACTTGCAGGGATGACCTGATAGGCTCCCTTGTTGTAGGCAGGGGCTACAGTGTAGCTACCCTCGTATTGGATCCGACTGACTTTGCCAGTGGCGCATTTGATAGGCTCACGAGATGGGTACTGCTCCGAATGGTCATCCATCCATCTCTGAGAATTTGGTGTGTAATCCACCGAAAGCTGCTTCCACGGTCTGCGCTGTTTGCGAGGCTTACGTGGCGGCTTGTATCTACGAACCATAATGATCTCCTTTAAGATGTTAAGAAAAAACACACAAAGTCAAATTTTACAACTGACCTTGCGAGTAACTATTATAACATATTTATCAGGATATGTCAAGGGGTTACAGGACGTAGTGTCATACACCAGAAAGTATCAAATAGTGAACTGTACTGTATTGTACCGTAATGTACTGTAATGTTCTTTTTGTAAACGAGCTAAGTCATTGATTTGCAAAGAATGTTCTAATGTTCTAAAAAATGGGTGGGTCGAACACTACATTTAGAAAAAGTTTTTTACGCAAAAGAAGGGTCAGACAGACAGTTTTTTATTTTTTCTCAAAATGTTGGCGTAGGGGTTACCCTATTTAGAACATTACAATTATTATTATTATTATATAGATAGATAGATAGTAGATACAACTAGGTGACACTAGATGATAGTTTCTGATAGATTTCATTTGTAGTAATTTTTTTAGAACATTGCAGGAACATTACAAAAAAAAACGAACAATGTAGGTAGGACGGGGCTTTCAGCCGGAACATTTGCTTTTTTGGTGCTACCCCACCAGAACTTTGGCGCGGCGCAGAGCTTTTCACTGGTTTCAGAAAAAAGATATTTATGGTTTTGGTGGTGGGCCACCAGAAAATTTACAGTGGTGACCACCAGAAATACAGGCGGGTTGGCTCGGCGCTATACTTCTCACTGGTTTCAAAGGCTCGGCGCAACTGAAGCGTGGCGCGGCGCAAAGCCTTTCACTGGTTTCAAAGGGAATGCACACGGCACTCCCTTTTGAACTATGCTTTCTTCAATGAATTTCTTAATTTTCTCAATTCATCAGCATATTTTTTGGCTATCTTCTTATAGCCACTGCAATCTCGGCATTCGCTGGATGATCCCATAAGGTACATAGGTGCACCCCAGAATAGTAGGATCAACCCACCGCCTGCCAGCATCCCACCGAGTAGTGGGTGGAGACCCCATGTGAATGTCTCACCTAAGTAGTTAAACCCCATCAGGAGTACTAAGTTAGTGAACCATCCACCGAGGAAGGAAAGATAATACCGAATCATAATGATTCCCCTAGTTAGTTAGTTAATGTGGATGGGTGCACACGGCACCCCCACAGTTAAGATCGTAATTGCTACGATGTTGGTGTATCTGTCACCTCAGTGGTAACCACTGTTTTATCCAGATTCACATTTTGCTTCAGTCGTTTCTTGACTAAAAGCTTGGACGCCTCGTCATCTCGTTCAGCAACATAGTTACAGAATGATCTAAGTTCCTTAACGAGATCTGTCACATCAATACCTTTCGGTATGTCATACTTCAGATCATCGGGATCCTTTTGTAGCTCGGCTTCCCATGATGCAAAACTCTTAACCAATGCCGTAGCCAGATTAGGCAGCGGTGGATTAAGGAACAGTTCATCCTCTTCAGACAATGTTTCGCCTTGTTCCTGCAATCTTTGCAGGTCCAATTTGCGTTCATCATCTTCGTGAGTCGCCAGCGATTTGATCAGTGTAGACATTTTGCCATGCCATACTGGTCGAGTATCGTTATAGGCCGCATACTGTCCCGTGGTTAAGATCTTTTTCATCTTAGGACCGGAGCCATTGCACGTCCACCACGTCGACAGAATAACCGACGTATGTTCGCACTCGATAGCCGTGAGAGCACCTTTAATAAAGCTTGCTTGCATCTGTGCTGTCACAGATCTGGCGTGTGCTGCTGTTGGACCATCCATGTCGTTCCAGTTACTCTTTTGTAACATATAGGAATGAATCGGATAGCCGTTGAGGTAGTTGCCATCCTCGTCTGGCTCACGGTCACGGTTGTGATCGATGATAGCATTCATAAGGTTGTTATGAGCTTTCACATCGGCCTGTCCCGATTCGCCGGATTCAGTAGCGGCATCTAACACACACTCCAATGAAACGAATTCATTGGTGCCCTCGACGTTTTCTAATGCGTCACCATTAACGTTTTCTGATGCGTCACCATCGTTGACTAATTGGTTCATAATAATGATACCTTTAGTGAGTCCGCCCGTAGACCGGCATGGTCCCGGTCGCGGACATCGTTGGGAGACAGTCAATCTCCCGCCGACCCCATAAACCTAACATGGTTTTAGATTTCACCTATAAGATGTCCGGTTTTTGGTGGTTTCCCCACCAGATTTACCCCACCCCCTACCCATGTCCCACTTGACTGACTGTTGGTCATGCGCGTGTAGTAATACTAATTTACTCAAATAAATACGTTTTCTCTGAGTTCCGACCCCCACCCCCCTAATATATGGAAACACCCCCCTTTGGAGTCCCACGGTTATTGGTAAAAAATTATTTTTTATGTATATTTCGCAGAACGACCACAGGTCAGCGAAAATATGACGATAATGCTGGAACCCGAGATCGGCGTACCATTGGATAAAGACAAACCATACGAAGATCTTAAGACTAATGCAGAAGCAGCCTGCAATACCGCGCTAGAGTTGGCAGAACACGGCCTAGATATCGAACCTAACGAGGAAGATAAGGAGACCGCGGCTAGATTAGCAGCCGCATATGCCGACAATCCCGAAAAAACGTCAAAGAAAGCCTCCGATAACAACCTAGCAAAGCTAACACCCGCCTCTTTGGTACTGACAAATGCAATTTTGCAAGAGTTTGGTAGCTCAGTTGCAGAAAGTGCGACCCAGATACGCCATTTAGTCACAAACAAGCTGCTGTTGGAGTCCGAAAACGAAGATCCAAGGATACGAATACGTGCTTTAGAGCTGTTAGGCAAGATATCAGACGTAGGGTTGTTCGCTGAGAAGTCAGAAGTTACTGTAACGCATCAGTCAACAGACGATTTACGTGATAAGTTGCGGTCTAAGCTGGAGAAGCTGGTAAATCCTGTGGAGATTGAAGAGGCTGTGGTGATAGATAATGAAGTTATCAACATAGAAGAAGAACTAGGGGAGCTAGACGACTACGATGACTGAGCCAGCCCTCGACTTTACGGAAGAAGAAGTTGAGCAGATGCTCAATAACTTGGATCAGTACACTGAAGAAGAGATTCTTGAGATAGATAAGATCGTAGATGAGCTTGCAGACCGTCGAGCCAACCAAGCAGCTAGGGATGACCTCATAGAATTCTGTAAAAGAATGCAGTCAGACTTCATTGTGGGTAAACACCACCGTCTGTTGGCCGATATGCTCATGGCAATCGAGCAGGGAGACAAGGATAGGATATGTGTGAACATACCGCCTCGTCATGGTAAGTCGAATCTAGTTTCTATAATGTATCCTGCGTGGTTTCTAGGGCGAAACCCTAACAAGAAAGTGATGATGGTGTCGCATACTACCGATTTGGCGGTAGATTTTGGTAGGAAGGTACGAAATTTGATCGCGACAGACGAATATAAGACGATATTCCCCACAGTAAAGCTGGCAATCGACTCAAAATCAGCCGGAAGGTGGAATACCAACACAGGTGGCGAGTATTACGCTTGTGGTATCGGTTCATCTATAGCTGGTAGGGGGGCAGACTTGTTGTTGGTGGATGATCCGCACTCAGAGCAAGATGTCATCAACGGTAACTTTGAGGTGTTTGCCAAAGCATACGATTGGTTTACGTTTGGTGCTCGAACTCGTCTTATGCCCGGTGGTCGGGTAGCTATCATACAGACACGTTGGCACATGGACGATCTTACTGGGCGTGTGACCAAGGATATGATGCAGAACGAGCGGGCAGACCAGTATGAAGTGGTAGAGTTTCCGGCGATTTTGGATATTGACGATGAAGAAACAGGAGAACCGATACAGAAACCGTTATGGCCTGAGTTCTTTGATCTCGAAGCACTCCTCCGCACCAAGGCATCTATGCCTACATTCCAATGGAACGCTCAGTACCAGCAGGAGCCGACAGCAGAAGAAGCCGCGCTGGTTAAACGCGAGTGGTGGCAGATGTGGGAGCAGGGTAATCCACCGTCTTGCGAATACATCATCATGTCGTTGGACGCAGCGGCAGAATCACACAACAGAGCTGACTATACGGCACTGACTACGTGGGGTGTGTTCCTTAACGAAGAGAACGAAGCGTATAACATCATCCTACTAAACAGTATAAAGAAGCGACTAGAGTTCCCAGAGTTGAAAGACTTGGCTATGGAAGAGTATGCCGAGTGGGAGCCAGACGCATTTATAGTGGAGAAGAAAAGTTCGGGTACGGCCCTGTATCAGGAGATGAGGCGTATGGGTTTGCCTGTATCTGAGTATACCCCTCACAGAGGATCAGGTGATAAACTTGCGCGATTAAATTCAGTATCTGATATTGTAGCGTCTGGTTTGGTGTGGGTTCCTCCTACACGGTGGGCAGAAGAGGTAATAGAAGAAATTGCAGGTTTTCCGTTTATGAGCCATGATGACCTAGTTGACTCAACAGTTATGGCACTCATGCGATTTAGACAAGGTGGATTTATACGCTTGCCCACTGATGAGCCGGAGGAGACACGGTACTTCAAACAACGCAGGGGTGGGTATTACTAATGGCAGTAGATAAAGGCTTGTATTCAGCCCCGATGGGGATAGAAGAAGAATCTCTGGAACAGGAAGAGAATCTTGAAATAGAGATTGTCAAT